GCATTCACCGTCGATGACAAAATTAGAGCAACTTCAAAGAAATAATTATAAGGAGAATATGAATGAGTATTGAAATTAAGGTGCCAGTAGAAGAACTACGCAAGCGTAAGCTCTTTCTAGCGACACCAATGTATGGCGGACAGTGTGCCGGTATGTTTGCACGTTCTGTTGCCGACTTGACTGCATTATGCACTCATTATGGTATCGGATTACAGATGTACTTCCTCTTCAACGAGTCGTTGATTACTCGTGCTCGTAACTATTGTTGTGACGAATTTATTCGTTCGGATGCAACTCATATGATGTTTATCGACTCGGACATCGGGTTCAATCCTAATGACGTTCTAGCACTTCTTGCATTGCAGGATGATGACTCGCCGTATGACGTTATTGGCGGACCTTATCCTAAGAAGTGTATTTCATGGGAAAAGGTTAAGATGGCAGTCGATAAGGGATTTGCTGATGAGGATCCTAACAACCTTGAAAAGTTCGTGGGTGACTATGTGTTCAATCCTAAGAACGGTTCGGGTTCTATTCCAATCGGCGAACCAGTCGAAGTTCTTGAAATTGGTACTGGATTCATGATGATCCGCAAGAAGACACTCATTGAGTTCACAAATAAGTTCCCACAGCATAGTTATCGTCCTGACCATGTACGCACTGAACACTTTGATGGTTCTCGTGAGATCATGCAGTTCTTCCAGGCAGAAATTGATCCTAAGAGCAAGCGTTATTTGTCAGAGGATTATTGGTTCTGTCAGAAGATTCAGGAACTTGGAATGCAGACCTGGTTCTGTCCATGGATGAAGTTGCAGCATGTTGGAACTTATATCTTTGGCGGTTCACTTGCTGATCTTGCTGCTGTTGGTGCTTCTGCGACTGCTGATGGTGCAGAGATTGCAAAGACCCGTCAGAAGTTAAAGGAAAAGAAGTAATTTAAAACTATATAATGGAGTATATTATGTCTACTATGAAACTTGAACCAAAGACAGTTACTGTTCTTAAGAACTTTTCTTCAATCAATCCCTCAATGTTGTTCAAGCCAGGCAACGTAGTTTCGACTGTTTCTCCGACCAAGAGCGTGCTCGCAAGGGCACGTATCGGTCAGCAGTTTGAGAAGCAGTTTGCAATCTATGACCTGTCTCGTTTCCTCGGTGTCATGTCTTTGTTTGACAATCCCGACATTGAGTTTAATGATAAGTCAGTCACCATTCGTAACAACGAACGTGAACTTGACTATCGTTTTGCTGATCCAAACACAATCATTGCACCGCCTGAAAAGGATGTAAATCTTCCAACCGAAGATGTATCATTTACCTTGACAGCAGCAAATTTAGCTGATATACAAAAGGCACTCGGTGCACTTGGTATGCCTGAAATTGCAGTTGTCGGCGACAAGAAGAAGATGTGGTTGCAGGTTACTGACACAAAGAACGCTCAGGGTGATAGTTATAAGATTGTCCTCGGCACAACTGACAAGAAGTTCCGTCTCGTTTTCAAGGCAGAAAATCTTAAGTTGATCCCTCAGGATTACGAAGTGAAGATTACCTCAAAGGGTCTATCACACTTCAAGGGTTCTCAGGTTATTGATGTTGATTACTGGATTGCACTGGAGGCGAAGGCAAGTTCGTTCGAAGGTTAATTGATAGTGTGGAGCGCAATGCTCCACACACTTTTTTGATGGAGTTATATTATGAATGATGAATTTCTGTGGGTTGAAAAGTATCGTCCGCACACTATTGCAGACACAATCCTTCCTGAATCTTTAAAGAAAACTTTCCAAACATTTGTTGACCAGAAGAACATACCGAATCTACTTTTGACGGGTAGTGCAGGTGTAGGTAAGACAACAGTTGCTCGTGCTATGCTCGAGGAACTCGGTTGTGATTACATTGTTATCAACGGGTCGCTTGAAGGTCGTTCTATTGATACTCTGCGTAATGAGATTGCAAACTTTGCATCATCAATGTCTTTCACTGGTGGTCGCAAGTATGTTATTCTTGACGAAGCAGATTATCTCGGTCGTGATATGCAACCTGCTTTGCGTAATTTCATGGAAGATCTTTCCTCAAACTGTGGGTTTATCTTCACATGTAATTTTAAATCAAAGATCATCGCACCGCTTCACTCACGTTGTTCTGTTATTGACTTCAAGTTGAATAAGGAAGATCGTGTTAAGGTCGCTGCACAGTTCATGAAGCGCTTGCAGCAGATTCTTAAGGATGAAGGTGTCAAGTATGACAATGCAGTTGTTGCAGAAGTTCTCAAGAAGTATTTTCCTGATTGGCGTCGTGTTCTAAACGAACTTCAACGCTATGCTGCTACTGGTGCCATCGATACGGGCATCCTTGCAAGCATGAGTGATGAGACGATTGAGCAGTTGGTCGGTTATCTTAAAACAAAGAACTTTACTGCTATTCGTAAGTGGATTGGTGAGAACCCAGACATTGCGATAGATGAATTGTTCAAGAAGTTTTATGATATTGCATCAGAAAAGATGACTCCTGCGAGTGTTCCCGAATTGATTACTATTCTTGCTGAACATCAGTATCGTGCTGCATTTGTTGCTAGCCAAGAAATCAACCTTGCATCTTGCATGGTGCAGATCATGGTAAATTGTCAGTTCAAATGATATTCAAGTGTGGATTGTGTCAAAAGCATAAGATGGGTAAACACCACATTCTTCAATATCAAACACTAGAAGGTGTACATGATATGAAGATATGTGAACAGTGCACCACCGACATTCAAAGGAGCGGTATCGATGAAGAAGCCTTTAGAAAAGAAATCAAGAAAACAGACAGAGAAATTGACAGAGGAAGAAACTCCGAAGATTGATCTCTGGACGTTTGTTAATAGTATTAGCAAGAATAAAAAGTATATCTACGATGAAGAAACTAAGAGTGCATATGATCCTTGGAATATAAACAAGGCATTTTCTCTCTATCCTGATACTATCCCCTATGCAAACGAGATGAATAGGTATTACTTTTTAGATACAAAACTTCAATATGATTATCTGATAAATAGTATTAGATCCCAAAATCGTTATGCTAAGTGGGTCAAGAAAGATAAGGATTCGCAGTTTAATAAGGATCTAGAAGCCGTAAAGGAGTTTTATGGCTATGGTGATTCTAAAGCAAGGACTGCGCTTTCTCTTCTTTCAAATAAACAAATCGCTACGATAAAAGAAAAATTAGAAAAAGGTGGAGTAGCCAAATGAATTTAATTGAAACTCTTGTGGAGGTGAAGATCGCAGAAGAACAGGATTTTCTTAAGATTAAAGAAACATTGACAAGAATCGGTGTTGCATCTCGTAAAGATAAGAAACTATATCAGTCCTGTCATATCCTGCACAAGCAAGGGAAATACTATATCGTTCACTTCAAGGAACTGTTTGCACTTGATGGGAAGCCAACTGACTTCTCTGACGAAGACAAGGGTCGCAGAAATACAATTGCAAACCTCTTACAAGATTGGGATCTCATCAAGGTAGTAGAACCCAATCAAATTGAGAACCCGAAGGCACCGATGAGCCAGATCAAGATTCTTCCACACAAGGAAAAGAACGACTGGGAACTGGTAGCTAAGTACAATATTGGACGCAAGAAGGTCTAACCTCTTGAAAAACAAGCGAAAAATACCGCTTGACAATATTCTAAATAATCGCTATAAACAAAAAACGATGAACGAGTAGATAGAAGAAAAACACGGCGAAGACAAAAATAAATTGATTTCGCTTGACAATATTCTAAATATTCGTTATAAATAGAAATACGAAACGAAAATAAAGGTTAGTAAAAAGTGAATAAGCCCTACGCACTATCGCAAAAGATTGAATGGAATCGCCCATGCGACTTCCATGTAGGGGTTCTTTGTATGTGATGATCTAATCGCATATCTTCTAAGAACCCCGGGCCAGAAATGTTCCGGGGTTTTTTATTTGCCGAAAGGCGCTGCTGATTTACATTGTTAAGTTCCGGAGAGAATAACGAAAGTTATCTCTTCAGATATGCACCTAGGCGAGGTAGCTACCGCCTTTGTGTTGGCCACAGCCCTGCTGACTTCTGTTGGCGGCCGGTCGACGGTTCGAATCCGTTGGTGCATATCTGAAGTGATAATTTAAAACGGAGTGTAGCGCAGTCTGGTAGCGCATCTGCTTTGGGAGCAGAGGGTCCTGGGTTCGAATCCTAGTACTCCGACCAATTCTATGTCCTCCTAGTGTAATGGTAGCACAGGAAGTCCGAGACACCGAGAGGTGGAGTAGGCAGCAAAATGCCAAGATGAGCGTTCGATTCGCTCGGGGGACGACCATATCAGTGTGGTGTAACGGTAGCACAACGGTCTCCAAAACCGTTTGTCAGGGTTCGAATCCTTGCACTGGTGCCAATTAAGGAGTTATAATATGTTGAAATTTTATTGCTTTGATCCTGATGTTGCTAAGAATATGCCAATAATATTAGCAAAAGATTATAAGTTTGATTGGGTTGAAAAAGCAAAAACATACTATAACGAAACAAATGACGAAGTAAGAACAACAAAGTGTCCAGGTATTTTTTCTTTGCTCGGCAAAGGTTGGATACACAGAACTTACCAAGATATAACCATCAAAACAAATGGCGATGGTGAAACATTTGAATATAAAACGAATAACCAAACGCTTAAGCGTGGCGGAAAATATACTAACGGGTATGTGGGTTATCACACTAAAGAACAACTTCAGATATTTAAAAACTGGAAAGATGACACATTAAAAACTATGTTAAAGATACAAAGTCCTTGGTGTGTTGATGTACCCAAAGGATATAGTTTATTGATGATGCCCCTACCATATTCTGATGATGTTAGGTTTACTGCAGCAACAGGATTGCTGCGAGGAAAGAATTTTCTCAATGTTCAGTTATACTGGCATTGTAAGAATAGTGTAGAAGTCATCAAAGCAGGCACACCTATAAATCAAATGGTTCTGATTAAAGACGAGCCATCAGATTATGATATAAGTGTTATAGAAGACATTGATGAGTTTGTAAAAGATATATTTTAATACAGTTTGGGTGAGCGGCAACGATGGCGAGTTGCGGCGGACTGTAAATCCCCTGTCTAGTACTTAGTAGGTTCGAATCCTACCTCACCCACCAAATTATCCGGTATTCTAGACATGCTGGAGAGACCTAATGGGCCCAACAAGAGGGAAAGCCCATGAATGCAGGATTGCTGACTCAGTTCCGGAAAGGGCTAAACCTGCAAGGTGTATAGAATTCACTGGCGCATAGCTCAGAGGTAGAGCACTGTCCTGATAAGACAGGGGTGGAAGGATCGTTACCTTCTGCGCCAACCATTTCATTGGGAGATCGTCTAACGGTAGGACGCAGGACTTTGACTCCTGCTATCAAGGTTCGAATCCTTGTCTCCCAGCCATTTAGGGTTGTCTACAGCAAAAACTTATAATTGGTTCGACTCCAATATTTCCGACTTCGGAAGTTACGGGCATGGTGCCCAAATACAACCCGTAGATTTTAGGATCCATTCAGCAACTAAAAAGCTCTTATTGAAAATAGCAAAAAGAGGATCCTGTAGAATTCGCTTGACAATAAAAAGCGAATATAATATAAGAAAAGAATGCGCTCGTAGCATAGCGGCCAATGCAACGGACTTTTAATCCGAGGATCGTGGGTTCGAGTCCCACCGAGCACACCACTTTCTTAAAGAATACACAGGATGCAGAAGGGTGGCAAGTACGGTATTCTGCACATACCAGAGGGCTGGAATTCCTTAGTAGTGAACAACTACAGCCTGTGTATTCTTTAAGAAAGATAACATCCCGTGTTGGTGTAGCGATCTAACATACCCGCCTTTCAAGCGTGGAGACCGTGGGTTTGAATCCCATACACGGGACCAATTATGGACCAGTCGCCTAGTGGCTATGGCAGCAGACTCTTAATCTGTCGCAGAAATGCATCGTGGGTTCGAGTCCCACTTGGTCCTCCAATTCGACCCGTTTTAGTTCAATGGTAGAACGCATGTCTGTGGAACATGATACGGTGGTTCGATTCCACCATTCGGGACCAATATGCCCCATTCGTCTAGTGATAGGACGCCACCCTCTCAAGGTGAGAACGCCAGTTTGATTCTGGTATGGGGTACCAATTTATTGCCCTTTCGTCTAACGGCAGGACTCTGGCCTCTGACTCCAGCAATTGTGGTTCGAATCCACGAAGGGCAGCCAATATGGAGACGTAGCAAAACGGTTAATGTGCGGGACTGCAAATCCTTGAGGTGCCAGTTCAAATCTGGCCGTCTCCTCCAACTAAAGGTAGATCAATGTCGTATGATGATATAGGTACAGATGATTTTAGAAAAGCGTTCTGGGAGTGGTTCGATTCTATTCCTGCACAAGAACGTTTGAAGTTCAAAAACTATCCGTCAGATATGGCTGACCTATTCTTCTATAACAAATTTTGGAAACAAAGAACTAATGCGTCTGTATCCCCCTTGGCTACGAACCAGGAGAAAGGTAACTGGAAATGATCGGAAGATTAATGCAGGTTCGAATCCTGTCAGGCGCTCCATTTAATGTTACAAAACCTCTAACAACTTTATTTCTTGTCATAGGTATTGTAACATCACCAGTACAAGCACAAACTGTTAAAGCGTCTTGGTATGGCAATAGTTTTCATGGAAGAAAAACTGCTAGTGGTGAGCGCTTCAATCAATGGGCAATGACTGCAGCACACAAGACACTTAAGTTTGGAACAAAGGTTCTTGTTACTTATAGAGGTAAGAGTGTTATTGTAAGAATCAATGATAGAGGTCCCTTCACTAAAGGTAGAACTCTTGATCTTTCGAAAGGCGCTGCAAGAAAAATTGGATGTCATGGTGTTTGCACGGTTGACATGAAAATCCTTAAATGATATAAAAGAAATAATGAACAAATGGCCTCATGGTGAATGGATATCATACCTGTCTGTCTAACAGGTGTAGCGAGTTTGAGCCTCGCTGAGGTCGCCATATATAATACAGTGGAGGGCGTAACCACTTTAAGAAATCGCATCGAATTATTGGATAGTAGCTCAGCCGGTAGTAGCGGATGACTGTTAATCATCAGGTCGTAGG